AAATAGCAGATATCTAAGTCAATGTTATCATTGTGTTATTCGCTTGCGTGATTATACGACGTTGGGTAACTCGTTGATATGTAAGGACACTTGGGCAATAACAGTGCTTGAGTGTCGTATAATCACTGCATATCGTGTGTTATAATATCAATAGTGTCATTCTAATTGTGGTATGGTTGGCCTAGTGTTCAAGCTATGCTTTAACTGTTGTGTGCTAACTATGCGGGTTATATAGACAATGTAATGGAATAAGCTAGAGCCGCCGAAGGGGTCGGACGCTGGACGCAATATACCCTTAATCCCTACCGCTCCCGGGTCGCCCACCCCCCCCACCTTGCACCCCTACAACATTGTATATATATTTCAAGTAGTTACAAACCTACCATTCTAACAGCTTGATTTTATTTACCTTTTCCTACCATTGACTTTATAATGATAGGTCGTATAATTTTGAAATGTCAGACTTGAAGGACAAGTTGATAAAGGTAACAGATGTCATTGAAAAGTGGAGCAATTCTGAATACAGCGAGGACATGACTTGCGCGTATGATTGGCGCAGCCGGGTATTGCAGAAGTTAAAGGAGGGGGATGTAGAAGGCATGAAGGCGGCGGCAGTACCTTCGGTACAGTACAAGGTCATTGAATTGGCACATGAGGCAGCCGCAGACCAGACGAAGTTACAAGCTGCCACGTTTTTACTTGGTCAGGCTGGTCACGGCCCGATACAGCGGATTCAGCACGACATACATTTTGAGAAGATGCCTAGCGAGCAACTGATGGCAGTTTTGAGATCGAAGCTAGAAAATCTACAGCGATTGAATCCCGACTTTGATCTTGAACGGCTTTTGACGCCACCGGAGGCCATAGATGCGGAGGTAGTAGAAGTCGAACCTAAAAAAGACCTTAAACCCAAGGAGAAATCTGATGAAGTGTAAAAAATATAAACCATTACCACCGCAGCGTTTGTTTCATTTATCGACTGAATCCAGGCGGGTGTTATTACTTCCGAAGGGCTGTGGAAAGACGAAGGCAACGGCTATCGAGTCAATTTATCTTTCTGTGGGTATGTCGTCTGCTTCCATAGAAACGCCTATACTCGGCTTGCTTTTCAACAACGACGGTTTTCTTCAGAAGGAATTAGAGGAAACCATTACATCGAACATAATGGATAAGGTTGACCCTTTTGGAGTTACTGAGGGAGTTTTAAACACCATAAAGTTTTCAAACGGCAGCATTATAGAGCTTGGTTGTGAAGGCAAGCCCAATTTATACACAAGATACAATTTTGTAGCTTTTGATATGCTACCCAGCAAGAGTCTTTATGAGTTGGCTACTAAGGATTTACGAAGCGATGGTTTGGTTTGGCTTTCCATTCATCCGAGCGATTGGGCGAATACTCCATGGTTGCACAAGGAATTCAAGATAGTAAACGAGGCTTAATTTGAATCTCGACAAATTAACGCACAAGGATTTAGTGAACCTAGTCAAATTATGTTCGGAGCAAGAGCGAGCATACGATGACGACAAGTTAGCGTTATATGTACCGCACGAAATTCAAGACAAATTTCACAGGTCTGACAAAAAGATTCGCCTTTTCTGTGGTGGAAACCGAATAGGAAAAACGACTGCTTCTGTTTTGGAAGCTATTTGGATTGCGCTTGGTATTCATCCTTACAAAAAGATACCTATTCCAAACAAGGGTAAGTTGTATGCTGTTTCGTTTCCGACAGTTATGGAAACATTTCATCCCAAGTTTTTAGAATGGATTCCCCATTCTGCATTAGCGATGAAGCGACCGTTTGTTTACAACCAGCAGGGCCAATTGAACGGAGTAAATTTTGCAAACGGCAGTATAATAAAAATTGGGTCTTACGACCAAGAAACAATGAAAGCAGAGGGTTCAAACTGGCATTATGTTGGGTTTGACGAGCCTCCGTCACGCGACTTATACATAGCCAATATGCGAGGTCTTGTTGATTTTGGAGGTTATGTTTGGTTTTCTATGACTCCATTGAGAGAGCCTTGGATATATGACGAACTGTGGATGCCTGGTGTATCAGGCGAAAAGAAATATATCGAATGTTTTTCTGGTTCGTCTGACCAGAATCCTCACATCAATATGGAATCGCTTGAATTGTTTCTTGACGAACTCACACCTGAAGAGCGTGAAATAAGGTTTGAAGGTAAGTTTGCTAGACTTATGGGCCTTGTCATTGATACTTACAGTCCTGAATATTCTGACATTGATTCATTTGAAATAGACGATCATTTTGTAGTTTACGAAGGCATTGACCCGCACACTTCAAAACCGAATTGTGCTTTATGGAAAGCTATACATGAAGATGGTTTTCGTTTTGCTATTGATGAATTGAAGTTTGATGGTGGTATTTACGATTTTGGTAAAGCTATTGTTGAGAAGCGTAAGAAAATTAGGAAAACTGGCGCAAGGCTTATACGGTCAATTTCAGATACATCTTTAAATGTAGATGATATGATGTTCAAAATTAATCAAAAGGACGAACTTTGCAAATCTCTTACAGACGCTGGGGAAACTGTAATGCCTGAAATGGCGAACAAGAAAAATTGGTTGTTCCCAGGCATAGCCAAGTTGAAAGATTTGTTTCGTGTAGTGAACAGAACTGGCTATAAAGGCCCGACTGAATATTTGTTTAAGGATAAAGTTCCTAACTATAAACACGACTTATTGCATTACCAATGGCCCGACAAAATAGTTGCTGAAAAAAAACCTATTAAAAAGTTTGACGATTTCATTGACCCTTCGAGATATATAGAATCAATTGCTCCAGAATTTATAACACCTGGGCAAAGCGCGCTTATAAAAACGTATAATGGCGCTTACACTAGAAAGGATGCAATCCATGGTTGACAGATATCAAATCCCGGTAAGTCCTTATTTGCGAATACCTCAACAAGCGGTTGACGACGAAATGCTAGTTGAGCGCGGCATAGAGAAGGTAGGCCAGTTTGAAATGGATAGAATTGAATGGGTTCGCAAGCGAGAGTTATACTATTTAGGTTGGGATGATTATTCGAGTTCCGCGAGAAAGGGATTATGGGAGTCGAGTTCTAATTTGAGACTTCCATTAACAGAGATACAGTGTACTGCGCTTCATGCTTTGATTATGCAGGCTGTCTTTTTTTACAGGCCATGGTTTTATGTTGACCCGCAAGAAAATATAGACGTTGAAAGAGTGCAGAAAATAGAACTTGCCATGAAATACATTTTAGAACGGCAAGTGAATTATCACAAAGGAATTTATTTATCTGTTGACGATTGGGCTTGGGATTTAGTTACTGAAGGCGTTGGAATTTTCAATCGTGGTTGGGATACATTGCAGAGAAAGTTTAAGACAGTAGAAGAAAATCCTGAATTTCTTGAACAAGCTAAGAGTTTAAACAGATTGTTAGAGGATACTGAAGCCAAAGAATTTTCTGAAATTGCTAACGCTTCTATCAAGCCGTATGTTGAAAAGGATATGATTAGAACTGTATTCAATGGCCCTACCGTATTTCCTGAAGACCCGATGTATATACTGTTCAAAGGCAGTGTTATTGACGCAACCGATCTTAACGAGCATGAAACAGTTGCGAAAGTTTGTTATTTCACAAGGTCACAACTTGTGAAGTTCAAAGATTCCGAGTATTTCGATGCTGACGTAGTTGAAGAAGTCTTGGACGCTCCTCCTGATTCTGTTGCAAACACTGCCATCAACACAAGGCATACCAGAATTAGGCAGGCCAAGGATTATCAAACTGGCATAAACACCGGCAACACCGCTGACAGTTGGGAGTTTTATTGTATTTACGACACTGTATCATTAGATAAGAAAAATAAATATGGTATGCCAGACAGAATACAATATTTTGTAAGGCCGAACCAGAACTTGCTGGCCCGGTGGACGTATCTTGACAGAATCACTGCGAACGGCAAAATTCCTTTGCATATGGCGCATTTATTCAGGCGACCAAGGCGATCTATTGGTCGTGGTATGGTGCAGACCATGTATAATATGAACGATTGTATAGACGTTTTAATCAATCAGTCGATTGATGCTGGAACACTAGCAAACAATCCTATGTTTGGTTTTAGGGCGAATTCAACTTTTGACCCGCAGGATGTAAAGGTTTTTCCTGGTCTTGGAATTCCCATGGATAATCCTCAAACCGACTTGAACTTTTACCATTGGGCGATAAACCCCAATTGGAGCCAGCCAGTGATAGGGCTGGTTTCCAGCATGGCGCAGCAATTAACGGCGATTGGCCCGAACACCGTCGGTCAGGTTGGAGAAAAGGTCGGGCCTCTGAGATCGACTTCAGGTGTGCAAGCCCTTGGCGCTAAAGCGAACACTGTCCATGATGTAGTAATCAAGCGGGCCAAGATTTGCATATCTGAGATGTTTGAAGGGTTGTATATGGATTATGTCGATCGCATGAATGACAGAATGAAATTCACTGTAACAGGCGCAGGCGGAATACCGATGACTGGCGAAGAGGGCCAGTTGGTCAGGGCCGATTTAAGCAAGGAAGAGTTAAGAACTAGAGTGCATTTTGGATTGTACGCTAATTCAGACGCTATGAATAAGCAGGGAGACAAGCAAGATGCCATGGCAATTGCTCAATTATTGCTATCGAAGATTAACCTTGAAACTGGCGTTGTTACGCCAAACGAGGTTTACGAGATTAATGCAAACGCTTTAAGACCGTTTAATGCGATGCGACCTGAGAAATTCATAAGACGTCCTGGGCCTTCGTCAGCGTTGCCGATGGCGATAGAATTACAAATGATAATGCAGGGATTACCGCCGCCTATTTCGATACAAGACCCTGAACGGGCAGCCAAGTTAGAGAGATATAACGGATTGTTGAATTCTGATAGAGCGCAATTAGAAGCTAGTCAGGGGATTGTTGCTAAAGGTGCTATGGAAATCTTGAAGAGTGTAATAGAAAAGCATCAGAGGTTTGAGGAAGCTACTAAACAACCTACGAATTTACAGAATCCTATGGGAGATAACCAATCGCCAACGGCTAAACAAGGCTTAGAGGCCAGCCAGGGTAAGGGGGAAGTCAATGAGTGATAAGGAGCGTTCTACAACTTTCGCCGAACGAATGGAAACGGTAGTGAAAGATGCAAGAAAAGAACATGAAAGCGTAGCAAAGAATGAAAAAATCAATAGTATAGTTTTGAACGACCGTGACGAACAGCTTGCAAAGGTTAGTTTGTCGTTAATCAACACTCCAATGTTTAAGAAGTATTTGGAGTTGGAAGCGTTGGAAATAGCAAACAGGTTAAACGAGGCTTTTGACGACCCAGGCGACTTGATTAAGACTGACGAATTTGCTTGTAAGATGGCGTTTAATAAGGGCAGATATTATCAATCAAAGTTTTTCAAGGATTACAGGGATAACGCAATTAAGCGTTATTTAAACAAGATGAAACTAAAATCGGAGGTTTGAGATGGCAAAGGTAAAAAAGATTAACAGTGGTAAGAAGTCGAACTTGTTTAGCAAGAAGTCTGGCATGGCTGAGCATCCGAGGTTTAAGAAGAAGCCTGGCTCGTTTAGTTCGGCTAAGAAAAATGCTGGCAAATAATATCAACTTTAAGGAGGTATCAAATGACAGACGAAAAAAAAGAAGAAGGTAATGAGAATGATAACGGGAACAAGAGCATGACAATTGAGCAACTTCAGGAAACGCTGAAGAACAACCAGAATGAACAGAATGACACTATAAGAAATGTTGTAAAGGAAACAATAGCTGCTACAATTCCAAAGCAAGAAGAGCCTGTCAAAGCTAGTGTTGATTTAAGTGGCGAGGTTTTTTCGGAATTTAAAGACGAACTGGAAAGTCTTGGCATTGAAGACGAAAAGCAGGCCAAGGCGTTGTTGAGCTTGATTAGCAAGATAACTGGCAAGTCAGTATCAAATGTCAAGAAAGAAGTGTTAGGCGATTTGGACGGAAAGTTTTCTTACAAAGAAAAAAGAGATACATACAACACAGTAGTTATTTCTCGATATCCTGACGCTCTCAATCCGGCCTCGAAACTTTGCAAGAAAAGCCAAGAACTTTATAACGAGATGGACGAGAAGGTAAGGAAGGAAGACCCGAAGGCTGCTGGCAATGCTATCAAATTGGCGGCGCAGGAACTAGGAATCCAGGCTCTTACTAAAGAGCAGATTCTTGCAAGCAATTCTGTAAATAATATAAACTCTGGTGGTTCAGGCACAGCTAAAGACTCGGATAAAGTTACTGATAAGCAAAAGAATTTCGCTAAAAGTTTCGGGGTTAATCCTGAGAAGTTTGCTGAAAAGTTAAAGGAGATTCAAGCAAAGGCTAACAAGGGTCTTGTAAAATAAAAGTTTTTTTCTTGACACTTTTGAATTAAAAACAGACAATGGAGGCATATATGGAAAGCGTTAAAGAAATTGTTCTTCGTCACCGCGCTGCCAATACTTTGACACCCACGCAGATCGGGGCGAAAAAGGTTGGTGATAAGATTACAGAAGAGATTTTTAAGCGGCATATGGAGCGACGAAGGATATTGAAAATTCCTCAAGTAATTCTCGATGCTCACCCGGATAAACATTTTGTGTTTGTAAATAAACCGAGGCTTGAAAAGAACGGTTATTATCATCCTGAAGGTTATCGCCTTTTTGAAGTTGATGAAACAGTTGAAGAAAAAAGTGTTAAAGAGAATTTCTATAAAGGCGTTGACAATTTTTTGCATAGGAACGAAATGGTTTTAGCTTATATTCCCAAAGAAGAATATGAGCAAAGGGAACTTGAAAGGGCAGTTATAAGAGGCAATGTAAATTTGACTAGCCTGATTGAACAAAACCCTAACATAGCGAAAGATTTTGAAGCATTTGCTGTGCATGAAGAGCATGAAGAAAAATTTGTTGATACAGCAAAAAAAGAAGAAACTGAAAAAGAAACGGTTATTTAAAGGGAGGTAAAAAATGGCAAACAGAGATTATCCGATGGGGTTTGTTCCTTTGCGGTATCAGAATGGTTCGCCGCTTGCTGTTGAAGAAGGTCTTACGGCGGCTACGCATGATGCCATGTTTGAAAACGATCTTCTCGAACGTAGAACTGACGGTTATATTCATCCAGCGCAGGCGACTTCAATAACCTTGATAGGTGTTGCTGCTCATTATAAGGCTGCGGAGTCTGGCGGGTCAGAAGGGAAAATCACATATTATCCGCTTGAAGGACTTCTTATGAAAGCGCAGGCTAACGAAGACGATATTAATATCCAAGATGATTTTGAACTTTCATATGACATTTTACCGACGGCTGGCAGTACGACCACTGGGATGTCTGCAATGGAAATTGAGAGTACAGGTGGTAGTTCATCGGCTACGTTGCCAATCAAAATTTTGCGTGTTCACGCTGTCAAGGGCGACCCTGATGGCAATGCTCTTGGCACAAATGTTGTTCTTGAGTGCATGGCTAATGCAGGCGTGACGAAGGGTGCTGGTTTAGCTGGATAATTTATAGAAACGGAGGATTGTAATGGCAACGAATATCAGGGCGAATTTTTCAGATTTTTTTGGAACAACCAAATTGCCTGAATTGGAAGCTGTAATTTTGGCAGATCAGGAAAGTCATCCGTCCATGATTCCTCTTCTTTGTAACGAAGAGTCGATGACTACGGATATCTACCAGACTACGACTATCTCTGGTTTGAGGAACCCGGTTCGTAAACCTGAGAATAGCCCGATGCAGTTTCAGTCACTCAAGTCTGGATACGCCAAAACGTATAAGTCTGACACGTTTGCGACTGGTTATCGCATTTCGAAAGAGATGGTAGATGATGGCAAGTTCAACTTTATTGAAAGGGCTACTCGTTCTTTCGCTAAAGGGCATTATGAGATCAAGGAGTATGACGCTGCTTCGATTCTGGACAATGGTTTCACGACTAACGGTTATGACGGAGTTCCGTTGTTTTCTGCTTCTCATCCTCTTGAGAATGGCGACGGCGCTCTCGGCATCAACCTGGCAACTGCAGCGGAACTTTCGATAACGTCATTTCGTGAACTTCGCAATATCAATCAGGACACGGTAAACGAACAGGGCCAGTTTATTAAGCAGCAGGCGGCTTGGCTTGTATTGCCGCAGGATTTGCAGGATATTGGCGCGGAAATCGTCAAGTCAATGTATAATCCTGAAGATGCGAACAACGCAATAAACACGGTTTACGAAAGTTTGAAATTGCTTCCTGGTGGGTTTTGGAATTATCTTGATTCCACCACGGCGTATTTCATGGCTACGGATAAGATGTATCATAACGTCATGTTTATGACTCGTCAGGGTCTTGAAACTGATTCTGATTATGATAAGCGAGCGTTGGCTTGGGAGATTTACGCGCACAGTCGGTACGACAAGGGATATTCAAACTGGAGGGGTTGGACAGGAAACGCCGGAGCTTAATTAACTGAGGGTAAGTGGGGGTGAAATTCTCCCAAGCATCCATAAAGGGTGTTCCTAAATCGGAGGTTTATCATGGGTTTCACAAATTATCCAAATGGCGTTACGAGTCTTGGACTTCCCGTTATAGGTGGTGGTGGTGGAGTTCCAATTATGTTTGGCGATTATTGGTTTGTAGATTTTACCAATGGTCTTGATGGTAACAATGGGAAAAGCAGAGATAAAGCGTTAAAAACTTTAAGCAAGGTTCACGAAAAAGCAACGACCAACAACAATGATGTTGTATTAATAAATGGCGGTTCAGAAAATTCGCAGTTGTCTGAAATGCTTACTTGGACAAAAAACAGAATTCATGTTGTTGGTTGCGGAACTTTTGGTGCTGTTGATATGCAGCCTGAGATTCAATTGTCATCGGTTGGTAATGCTGCTGACAATGCAGCTACCATAAAAGTAACTGGTTATGGCAACACGTTTAGCAATCTTTACATCACAAACGCTGGAACGCATGGTAATAGCGTAGCGGCGCTTTGGGATGCAGGAGAAAACAACGTATATACCAATTGTCAATTTGCTAAGTTTTCTGACCTTGACGAAACTGGTGTAGCTGATGTTGAGGCTAGGGGTGATACGACGACTTGGAGGAATTGCAAATTTGGAGTTGATTGGGTTGTGCAGTCTGTTGCACGACCTACGCTTAGAATTAAAGGTACAGGCGGTAGCGCAAGAATGAAGCATAATATATTTGAGGATTGTTATTTTGTATGTGCTAGTAGCAGCACCGACAAAGCATTTATTTTGATTGAAAATAACAGTTCTTTGGGTTTTGCAAATGTAATGAAAAACCCGATATTCTATTGTGCGTTAGTTGATAGTTTAAGTGCTGCTACGTTGGATAACGCCATTGATAGTTCAACCGGATTGGTAGACGGTAATCTTTTAGTAATTAATCCGTCAACCAACACTTCGGCATTTGCTACAACGGTTGGCGATCAGATTCAGATAATTGGCCCAACAACTACTAATGCAGCAGGGTTGCCGCAATCCCCAGCATAAGTAATTTGGAGGTACAAAATGGTTGCGTTTTTGATAAACGAAGATCAAGTTGAAATAAAAAGCATCAATAATCCGTTGCAGGAAACTATGTGGCAAGGATTTAGATTTGGTCCGGGTAGCCCATTTGACGTTCTTGAAGAGAATTTCTGGGATTATGTTGCTGCGGATTGGGTTGTAACTGAAACGGCTGGTGGAGCAACTCAAGCTCTTGCAGACGAAGCTGGTGGTGTATTGCTTCTCACCAACACTGGTACTGAGGATGATATCCTTGGGATGCAAAAAGTAAAAGAATCTTTTCAAGCTATAAGTGGAAAAACTCTTTATTTTGAAATAATTTTTAAGGCAAGTGAAGCAACAGAGATGGATTGGATGGTAGGATTATGTGATAGGGATACCGGGCTTCCCTTAGCAACTCCTTCTGATGGTATTTATTTCAGAAAGGATGATGCTGATGCCAATATTGATTGTGGCTGTTCTAAGTCATCCGTTGAAAGTGTTGAAGCTGCTGCGGCGACATTTACTGCGTCAACTTATCTCACTTTGGGGTTTAAAGTTATAGGGACTAGCAAGGTTGAGTTTTGGAAAGATGGTTCTAAAATTGCGACCATCACTACGAGCGTTCCTACGACTGAACTTTGCCTTACGTTTACAATGGCTGCTGGTAGCACAGATGTTAGAACTATGAATGTTAAAAAGATTACCGTGGCACAGCAGCGATAAATCTATATTTTTAAAGGCAAAATAACCCCAAGGTTTAGTTACAGCCTGTGGGGTTATTTTATAAGGAGGCAAAAATGTCAAAACACAATTTACTGGAAGTTGTAAAAAGGCCGTTGATAATCTTGCACGATGGTAATTTTGCCTCTGTATCTGTTGCCAAACTTTCAGTTGGCAATGTTATAGAAAATGCTACCGGAGAGATATTTAATCTCACGATTGAATACGAAAAGGGCGATGAAGATGGGTTGAATATCTACGTTACATTTCCCAATTCGCGTCAAGACGATGGCGATAATCCTCCAAGAGAGCCTGGGTTTTCTTCGGTTGGTGGAGGGGTTCTATTATACTATGATGCAATCCGAAGATTTACCTCGTCAACTAATACTACTGGTGTTATTATACCAGTAAACCCAAACGGTAAAAGATTTTTCAGGATATTCCAACAAGTTCAAGGCGTTACTGCTCCGACAGGAGTATTTAAATTGTATGCAGAAATAAATTCAATAGCGAGGTAAGACATGAGAATTAAATTATTTGCGGCGTTACTTTTGCTGTTTCCTGCTCTTGCTTTTGCTCAGATTTATGGCACATCTAATCCTGGTGTTATGGGGGGTTCGCCAGGTGTGATTACCGAATCTGGCCCAAGGTCTTTGTACGAGCAAGCCACCGACCCGACCAACCTAGCAAACACCGGATTTATTTATTCTAAAGACGACGCTGGCGACACCGAACTCTTTTATATAGATGACTCCGGCAATGTTGTTCAGATGACAGAAAATGGTTCTATCCCAATCACCTTACTTGTTGACGATGTTGATTTAACATTTGGTACAGGCGAAGACCTTGCTTGCAAGTGGAGTACAAACGGAACAGGCGACGATTTGTTTGTTTGCAGGGACAAGAAGTTATCTGCAAATGATACGGCTGCAATTTGGCTGGCTAGGGATTTAGACCCTGCCAACATGACCGCGTTTGATAATTATTTGTCACCGACACTTGTGTTTGTGAACGACGAAACCGCAGACGCAGGGGACTTTGCAGCGGTTGTCATGGGGCCACGAACTGCATCAGACGTTACAAACCATTGGTATTTTGATTTCTTAGCCATGAATGGCGCGGCAGACGGTGTGCTTGACGTATCAGCCGATGAAGAAGGGCCGTTATTTAGGTTCGGCGATACACCCGTAGCAGCATCGTATGTTAATGACCCTGGTGATGTTATTTTCAACGGGGACATAGAAATTGATGGTATAGCATATTTTGATTCTATCTCATATTTTTACGATGATATTCGGATTGATACTGACGACGAATTAATGTTCGGCGGTCTTGTGACGTTATATATGGAAGACGATACAAGCGACGACCGCATGATTTTTAGTATTCCGGTTTCTTCAAGTGATGAAACTGGCGCATTTATTTGGTTACGAGATCAATCAGTAAGTGGCATGACTGATTTTGACGATTTTCCTCAACCAAACTTGGTCATGACAAATGATGAAGCGGCAGACGAAGGGGATTACGCTGCACTTGTGATTGGCCCTAGAACAACGGCGGATGTAACGGCAGCTTGGTATTTCGATCTTTTTGCAACCACAGGTTCGTTTGATGGTAGCGTGAACGGAACGGCTACGGAACTTGCGCCGATTATTCGCATAGGCAACGCTGGAACAGCTACGACAGATCACGGTGTTACGGCTGGCGGCGTACTCTTTGAGGACGACATCGAGGTCGATGGAACCGCCAGTTTTGACGGTGCTGTGTCTTTAGGTTCGACGACTACTATATCAGGCGCGATTCCGACTCTAACTTTTGATGACACTGATACCACGGTTGAGACTTCTGATGCCACGATTTTCGCACAGGCCACGGATGCCGTTACAGCTCAAGAAGATGTGGATGTGACTTTCACCCAACAGGTTCATAGCGCGATAACGAATTTTCTAGTGTCGGACGCTGATGGCGATATTACGGTGGGTCGGGCGGGCCAGAATTTAGAATCAACGGGCCGAATTCATACGTTGGTTGGTGCAGCAGAAGCGTTAAGACTTTCGGCAAACGCCGACGACTATGTGGGGTTCACGTTGGACGCTAACGGTGGGATGGCTATTAAATCTATTGATGATAACGCTGCTGCTGCAAACATCTCTGTAACTGCTGACGGAACCTACGCCGTGACTTCGACTGGATATAACCTCACAGGTGCTGGTGCGGTGAGTGGCCTTACTACTATCACGAACGGCGGTTTAATAAGCAATACAGTCGGGGCCGCTGAAGGACTTCGGTTGTCCACAAATGCTGATGATTATGTAAAATTTACAATGGATGCTAACGGCGGTTTAGCAATTGAATCAATTGATGATAATGCTGCAGCCGCGAATATAGCGATTACAGCAGACGGTCAGTTCTCGGTTGCTTCGACAGGCATTGACATAAGCGGAGCCGGTGCGATTTCAAGCGTGACAACTCTTAACACAGGTCAAGGCGCGAATGAATTATACGCCATGAACCAAGATGTTGAATCAACTGATGATGTAACATTTGGAAAAGTTATTACAACGGAGGTTGAGTTTGCTGGAAATATGACGTTAGATGTCGCAGACGATGTTGCTGATAAGTTTGTTGATATTACGAATAGCGGTACTCAGGCTGCTGGATTGAAAGTCAATGGTGTTGAAATTGTTGGCGCTGATAGCGAAGTCAACGCAGCAGCCATTGAAGATGCTTTTTTACATAATAACGGCGACACTGGAACAGGCGATTACGACCTGACTGGCGCGATATTACTTGGAGCAACTCCGCTTGTTTTGGAAGGCGCAACTGACAACACTTTTCAGCTTAACCTTGCTGTTGCA